CCATTTTCTAATCGTGTTATCTCAAATCAACAGTTTTCCTTCAGTGTTGGGTGAAGAGATACGGGGCGTGGGGTCGCTACTCCCCAATCCCGCCTGTCCTTACTCCCGGTCCCTCTGCGACATCCCAACTAGCGGCGTCCAGGTGACCGTAGTTTGTAGGGTTGTTACAGGTTTCAATAGTTCTTCGACCTCCTTTTCACTTACTTCGCCAAGTCCATAGCGTTCTTCGGTGATTGACCAATTTAGAGGGGAACCATTGTATCGGCGTCCAGCCTTGAGCATTTGAAATTCATAACCTTGTGGCTTCACGCCGCCAGCTTTGCACAGCTCCGAGGTTTTCTTGGCCCACACACGTAGGAACGGTACGTGCGCGTTGTTGTCAAGAACATCCTTGGCAGACTTGGCAATGTTTGCAGCGCCGGCCACCGTTATGGTGGAGCCTAAACGCACAATGCCTCGTCCGGGTTTCTGTCCTAAGACTGTGACGGTTCGGTCACCTCTTAAAGGATCAGTGGCGTACCAGAATAGTTTCGAGCAAAACTCCCAATCCGCACGACTCTTACAAATCAGCGACTCGGGGATCAAACCCAATTCCTTCTGGAAGGTTACAACCTGCTCAAATAGGTGGAGATCGGTCTTCAACAATAGAAGGAAACCATCGTCTCCGCAGATCAACAATAGGTAGGTCACGCCCTTAAGCGTGCCCACGTATGTCGCAGCGTTAACTAACGAATCCATCAAATTTGTGTCAGCCCGACCCGAAGCCATTTGAAAATCCTCGACGATTCCACGCAGGAACACGCCTTCCGGGGATCTTTCCACCCAGTGCTTCATCTTGTATCGACTAGCATACTCTTTCACAAAGGTATCGTATTCATCTTCCTCAGAAAAATAACGAAGTCCCTCAAAACGTACTCCGTGGGGCGTTTTGCCGCGCATCCGGATGTGCGTTAACCACGTTATCTCAGCAGCAGTCAAGCCATATTTCTTCTTGTAAACACCTTCGAATACCACATCTTGGAGTTCGAGTTTAAGTGTGATATCATACGTTGAGAAGTCAACGTTGATACCAACCACCTTATCCTCGCCTCCGGCACGGTCGATAAAGTCGTCGACGCGTGCCCCAATGGCATCTGTTGTGC